CGCCCTCGACGATTAAATCGCCTTCAATCGTTCCAGTCTTGGGGATAAAGTGTCTTAAGACTTCCTTTTCCTTGACCACAGTCCTGACTTCTGTTCTTACCGTTGTCACGCCGAACTTATCGGCTAACCATTTTATCAGTTTCTTCATAATTAATTATGTTTTAAGGATTCGACTTCCTTTTCAAGTTCCATTACCCGTTTCTTTAATCTTTCTACCTTATCGTCAACTTGTACAGCTGCTCCGAATGCGAGTGCAATAAGTCGCGTGTCGAGGTAGTTCAGCTTCATGTAGCCGTCAGCATTTGTATAAACCATACTCTTCAGTGCACTTCCTTTCACGTTTTGCGCAATAAATCCGACACTGTGCTCACCCGTACCCTTGTAATCAAACTGCCAGGTTCCGCCCAGGCTACGAATTACTTTCATGCTGTCCACGGCCTTGATATTTTCTTTCAGTCTGCGGTCCGATGTAGTGTAGGCTGTCACCCCACCCATGGCCAACACATTTCCGTGGAACTGTGCTGTTTTGTCACGGCTGATAATGAGCGCAGTTTGCCAGCCGTTTTGGTAGATGTTGAACTGCAACTCACTGCCCTCGAAGAGCGTATAGAGCGGACGGTCATTGCAACCGAAATAAACGGCGTTGGAGTCTGAAATAAATAGTACACGCTGATTACCACCCTCCTTATCTCGCAAGCGCACTCCTTTGTTGTTAGCGAGGTTCAGATAACTATCCACGAGCAACTCATCAGTAATTCGCGCGTTGCCGTTTACGTCAAGCTTGTAAATAGGAGTATTTGTACCAATGCCGATATTGTTTCCAGTGAAATGCAGCAGATTGTTGATGTTCGTCACGCTGCTTAGCGCCCCCGTGACGTTGCCTGTGCCGTCAAAATTCTGCCCCCAGATTGTACGGGGTTTATCTAATCTTGTTGCACTGTTTACATTGCATTTAAGTTGTGTCCCAACATCTGAAGGCAATTTTTTGTAATAGGTATTGTCACCATTTAGAGTGATGTATCCATGTTCACCATACAATATCGTTGAAAAATCCGTTGTGTCATAATCTGAAAAGACAGTCCAGATGGAAAACGTTGCCGTATCAGCATTATAATAAAAACGCAATTGATTTGGAGAATATTCGAAACTTCCCATTGCACGGATATCAACCTCATAATCTGTCCGTTGAGCCCTGACACGGAAGAGAATAGTGATAATGCCGACTCCTTTATGTCTTGATGCTATTGCTAAAATAAGCTTGTTAACAGACCATACCGGTAAACCAGCCGCTTTTGTAACGCATCGATAACCATTTCCACTTCCTCCCTCTGTACTGACACCTAAACTTAGCTGATATACATTTCCGTCTGAGGTCAGTATTTTAGAGAAATGCTTACCTCCTACAAATTCAGAATTCAGATTGTGAACCATACTCGTGTCCTGCATCGTTCCACCAGCGAGAGACAGGTATTTCCCCGTCACAACATCATCAGTGAGCTGAGAGAGTTTCGTCAGGTTCTTTTCATCCCAAATTTTTATCCATTTCGCGTCTTTGATTTGCTTGCCCTGTGCCTCGTTCTTACGATAGTACACGTCACTGTTTACAAAAGTAGGGAGCGCAAGCTGACTGATCCAGTTCACGCTGTCATTTTTCGACCAGTCCATCGAAATCACATGTCGCCACGTCTCATCAATTCCGGACTTCGTTGTCATCACTGCATAATAGCCAGCCTCGTCAGGTGCGAAATTGACTTCTCTGTGCGTCTTGAATGTATCGACGATACCATAGCCGTCTATAGTTGTAGGTTTGTTTGTCAATGCAGAAAAAGCATGCGTGTGTGATATGCTTGCAGCATTGGTGATGCCATACCCCTGCAGGGTGTTCGGCTTGCCTGTGATTTCGCTCCAGGCATAAGGCGGTTTTGTCGCTGCCTTGGCCCAGGCTGGCACGTCGCTGGCAGGCATCGAGGTCGGCTTATTCTTGATGATAGACCAGTCTACCGAGGTCAATGCGCCACCCTCAACTTTCTTCAATCGATCATTCAAATCATTGCCCAAAAATGCCGAGAGGACGGCTGCCGCCTTTGCGGTAGTGTAGTCACTCCAGCGGTCCAGGCGCTCATAGCTTGTACCGCCACTTTCGCTACCTCCACCCTGTGCCGTACCTGCACCGAATGCAGACAATCCACCTGTTGCATACAGACCCGCAGCCTTTCTTGTATCCGAAACACGTGTCAGTGAAAGTGCACCACTCGTCTCATCATAGCTGATTTTGATGTCGCCGATAGTGATTCCCTTGAGGAAATTTATCAATTCCTTGGCGGTATCTTCCTTATCCTTGCGCAGGAACTCGTCATATGCAGGGCTGTCCTCCGCCAAGGCCCGCGCTTTATCGGTATAGGCGGCCCGTGCTGCATCGTTTGCCTGCAGTGCCTTGTCTGCCTGTTCTGCAAACGTAGCCTTGTCTGCCGACAGTGCATGCCGCACGTCGTCACTCTGTGTCCAGGGCGTCGTGCTGCCACCCCTGCCGGTTCCCTCAGCCCGCTTTCGGGCAAACATCTTGATATCAATCATTGCTGTCTATTTCCTTTAATGTCAGTTCTGCCGTTCCCTCTGCAAGGTTTCTGCTGATGCCTTGCACAAAGAAGTTCTTGTTTAGAAAATTATGCCTATAGTGCGCAAACGGGTCTACAAACCCTCCGCGGATATCCGTCATGTGCTGTGTCATGATTACCCGGGGCGCATGATATTCCTGATAGTAACTGTTCACATAGAGCTGTTCGGGTTTGGCGATACTATCGGTTAACCGATTATACAATGTAAGTATACCATCACCGCAGGCAATGTCTACGGGAGTAGAAAGGCAAAGGGCATTCTTAACGCCTATCTGCATGCATTCGTCATGCGTCAGGGCAGAGGTAACCTTGAACTCAAGGTCATCCTTGCGGTTGCAGAACGAACTCTGCGCAGCACTCATATATACGATGTCATGATCATCCCCGAGCAGTTCCGTCTTTCCATTGTCACTCACCACCTTCACCTCGAAAGACTTTATCTGTATAGAACTGATGTGTGCCAGCAGTGGAATGGCATCTTCGGTCCATTTGGTATGTCTGAAGAATGTAGGATGACGGCGTGTGATATCACTCCAAAGCACATTCACCGGCCCAAGGACGATAAACCTTACTGCACCAGCCACATGGTCGCGTTTCCGAATAGGTATAGCCATACCTTCACTGTCTACGCCATGCTTCCAGCTGATGTTGTTCTGCAGGTCATACTCGTGACCTACTAACTTGTCACCAATCTTGGGGTCAAAACCAATAGTAAAGCTCTGCGCGTAGTATTCATCATCGCTACTGCATTCCGAGCGTTCTTTGTATTTACGCCACTCAAAATCTTCCATCTGTGAGCCGCTCCCTGTCTCAACAACGCATTTATCACCGATAATAAGCATACAGGCTACGAGTCCTACTTTGCTGATTTTGTCGGTTCCGTCACCCACACTGCTATATTTAAACTCGTACTCTTCAGGTGCTGTATCCGTAAATGGGTACCATCCCGAATCACCTTCTTTATCCCATAGTGCTTCTTCATTTTGTCGCGGATCAGACACCTGTTGCTTCCAAAACAAGCGTGTATAATAGCACTTATCTTTCGACTTGTTCTTTACAATATTAATTGGGACCTTACTATCAGACGCCTTGCCTGCAAATGGCATTAATATCCACTCCTTTGTTCTGAGATCATTATATCTACCTGTTACTTCCATAATTGGGTTTAGTAGCATTTTTCCTGAAAATACAATGTAATTTATAGTCTCCTCATCGACAGGAGAAAACACACCACCAGAATGCTGTCCCTCATAAGTTGCATAAGGAATAGCCTCACGAAGGGCTTCCACATTCGGATAAGCTTCCGAGGGGCTGTTCTTCCCATTGCCATTCACTGACAGCACAAGTACTGTCTCCATATTGATTTTCGACACGGGGCTGTTATCTTTCCTTGCCATAGCCCGCTCCACCTTGCCATAAGAAACGAGTCCAGCCCCAAGATGCTTACCGAGCCATTGCAACATTGCATGTTGATTCTTGCCATCTCGCCCGAAATAGCTATTAAGGTCTTTATCAGCATTGGCTATATTATCATGCATCAGAAATTTCCACTCAGGATGCCGCTTTATCCACACATACCAATCTACAATACTACCATCATCATAATCTGTATCACCATTGAATACCATTTCATAAAAGCCTCTCAAAGCTCGTTTGCCATCGCCTAAACTGATCAGTTCTGACATGTATTTTTGACGCGCCGTGAAATAGCTCCCTAATTCATTTTCTTTTAATGGACTTTCGACGAGACTTTCCATTTTTTCAACCTTACAGGTCAGCAGCAGCTGGTTGTAGATTTCGCCAACACTGATAGTGGTATCCGTACCTACCGCCTTATCTGTTGTTATCCCTATCAGTCTGTGAGGTGTAGTTAGAGACTTGTTGCTGTAAAGGTCTTTCCATGCGATGTTTTCTACCTTTTTTATGCTTTCCCATGAAAATACATAGAAAGAAAATCCCTGCTGTACGATGTGCAGGTTAAGATACTTCAGCAGTTCAGTCAGCACCTCTTCTGCCGTCCACACATTATCTTCATTATCAGAGAGGAACAACAGCTCATGAATGCCTATCTGTGAGAAAATATTGAATGTAGGCTCCGATTTATTCATTCCGATACTGCCGTCATAATAACAAGCTAAACTTTGCTTTCCAAGAATATCAAGATTATCCGTCAGTCCAGACAGCTGCTCACGAATGATATCTAAGAGACTGCGCTGTCCTGCATTCTCTTTCACCTCCTTATAGGTGATACCCTGCACGCCGACATTCCGGTACTTTCCATATTGCAGGGCTGTTAGTACGTCGATACAGCTGAGTTCGATTTCATCTTCTTCCTCATTGTAAGGTTGCGAATAGGTCTGCGGTTCTATAAAGCCTGCAAAGAGGCATTCTCCCTCATGATAGATATTTACTACAGCATCACGGCAGGAAGCACAGAACAGGTCGGGAATGAAATTCTTCACCAGCAGTCGTATGGTAGCCTGATATTTGAGCAGCACATCAAAAGTATCGCTCACTTGGCTTTCTATTTCCACGGGGTCATCCGTCCAGTTGATGCCGCAGTCCTTGGCTCCGATTTCAACTTCATTTGTGCGATCACCTCGAATGAGAATGTGCACCTCGATGCGCTCGTTCTTTTCATTATAAAATTGTCCGTGTATATACATTTTTACAATTTGATATTTGTTTTCCGTCTACTGATACGTGTTTCGTTAGCCATCGCCAGCACAATATCACGTCCGCGCAGGCGCGCCTCCAATCGCCCGCCACCATTACCACCATCACCGATAATCGATTTTAGTTTATTCAGCGGTGCAATCACCTCAGGGTTTGACCTTGCCCCCGCATACTCGCCCATGATCGAGAGTGTTGGTCCATAAACGATGCCACCGTCGGCAAAGGGCGTAACGCCATTGATGAAGTTGAAGAGGCGGCTCTGCTGCGCTCCGTTGAGTATCATTTCACCCGAGTTCACGCGAGCCAATAATTTATCACCGCTTGGCGATGAGCCGCCCACAATACCACCATTGGCAAATGCACCACTGATAGAGGCCAATGCGGCCACCACAGCAGCCACACCCGCGGCAATGGCAACGATGTTATAGGGGAACGGCATGCTGGCACCGCTGGCCGTAGCACTGGCAATGGCTTCACCACTTTTGGCAGCAGTGTTGGTAATTGTTGCAGCTGTGTCGGCGGCTGTTGCGGCGGTATGCGTCGTTGTAGCCGCTGTTTCTGTCGCTGTAGCCGAAGCTTTCACGCCACTTGCTGCAGCACTGGCCTGTGTGGCCCCCGTCAGCACCTTGATGATGTCCACGATGCCTGCAATACTCTGAAAGATTTGTATAGCACCATCTACCACGCCCGTGAGTGTTTCCCACGCATTGCGTCCACCTTCAAGGGCGTTGGTCATCGACGTAATGCCACCGGCTACACCTTTCGTGTTACCCCATAGGTCTGTCAGATGCACATCGCTCTTGCGCAGCACCTTTTCATATTGTCCATATGAACCGATGAGTTTTTCAACCTCTTCGCGCTGATGCTTACCAAGTGGATTCTTCGTATCGCGGAGCATATCCTGCAATTCCTTGATGCGCTTTTTCACGCCGTCAAGTCCCATCACCTTGAGTTCCATCTTCAGCTCATGGCCCTCCAAACCTTTGAGGTGCGCCGTTTCATTTTGTATATCGGGCAGGCGTGTCAAGCGGTTCAGGGCTTCGCGCTTCTGTTCTAAGGCGGTGATGGTTTCCCCGATGCTGCTGATTTCTTCGCCTGAAGCCTTCTTTTGTTTTGCCTGATAATAGCTGACGGCCTCGTCTAACTTTTCTATCGTGTTGAGCCGCGTGATATCTTCAGGCACTTTCAGGGCAGCCAGCGTGTCATCCCACTGCTTTTTCAAATCGCCAAGCGCATTAATCTGCTGCTGTATTTGCGTGCGCTCGGTGTCGGTGGCCGTCTTGAGTAAGCCCGAATAATATTGCAGTTCATCGTCCAGCTGTTTATAGGTTTTGATTTGTTCCACGCCCACCTTGCTGTGTGCATGCTGTTCGAACGCTGTTTTAAGGTCGTTCAAACGTGCTATCTCTTCATCGATACCCGCCACCTGGTCTAAGGTCGCCTTGTTGCGCAAGTCCTGCTGATAGCTGATAGCCTTGTCGATATCTTCTAACGTCTTGAGCTCCTTTGGTCGTGCTGCCTGTTCCTCCACAGCCTTGATGGCCTGCTGCTGTTGTTGCAGCAAGGCAATCTTTTCGGCATAGAGAGCAAGCGTTTTCTTTTCTGATGCCTTGGTTGTCTCGAGCTTGTTTTGATAGAATTGGATATTGTTCCCGAGTTCTTTGTAGCTGCTGGCATTCGCGATGAGATGTTTTCCACTATAGCGGTCTTCGCTGGTTTTCTTGTTTTTCTTACCAGCGCCGCTATTTTTCCCGCCGTTTTGTGCACGATTGGCCATGAGGGCGGCAAGTGCATTTTCCTTCTGCGCCTTGGTGTTTTCTTTGACAGCCTTCGTCTTTTTTTCTATGTCTTTGCCATCACTGATGCCGAAAAACTTCTTTACCCATTCCCACACGGTCTTGATTACAGCGCTTGCTTTTTCAAAAGCCTTTACCAAGTAATCCCAAACAGCAGTAGCTATATCTTTGACTGCAGCCCATACCTTGTCGCATATTTTGCGGAAACCTTCGCAGTTCTCGTAAGCTTCATAGAGGATAGCGATAAAAGCTGCAACAGCCAATACAACAAGACTGATTGGATTCATGGAAAAGACTACATTCAGGGCTGTCTGCACCACCTTCCAAGCATTGGTGGCCACCACGACAACCTTCGATAATGCTACATGCGCCTTGGTGGCTATATCCAACGCTCGCAGTCCACCAATAACAGCAGAGATACCTGTTTTTAATTGTACCATTGCCATCATGGCTAATCCCGTGTTGGCAATGAGTTCTACATAAGGCGATGAAACACTGGCAATACTACTCTGCCAGTCCATAACTGCTTGCACTTGGTTCTTAATCATCTGGTTTGTACTCTCACCTGTACTCGCCATACGCTCATAGGCCTCGTCAATAGTGCCTGCCGAATCACTCATTGCCTGAATGTTCTCGGCAAACTTATCTTTCTGTTCACCTGTCAATGAGCCTAACACACGCAAGGCCTCGGCACTGCCAAAGAGTTGCCCGTAGATGGTTTCTTTCAGTTGTCCCGTCTTGGCCGAATACTGACTGATGCTGGCATCCAAGCCCACCAAGAAGTTTTGCAGGCCACCTGCAGCCTTCACACTGGCAGCATTGAACCCTATACCCATCGCTTCGGCAGCCTGTGTGGCTTCGGAAGAGGGCTTGATTAAGGCATTCAATACGGCAGCCAACTGCGTTGAAACTTCGGCCGTATTACCTGTCACACCTGTTGTCGTGGCAAAGACGGCCATCAATTCGTCCATCGACACACCCAATTGTGAAGCACTACCACTGACGCGGGGCAAAGCCTGACCTAATTGTTCAAAGCTCGTCACACCATTCTTGGCCGTCATCTGTATTTTGTCCTGGATGGCTCCTGCCTGATTCCAGCTTAGTCCGTAATTCTTGATGAGGGTTGAAGTGACGGTCACTGTTTGCCCAAGGTCAGCAATACCACCCACGGCAGCCTTACTTGATTGCTCCAAAAAGGCTATCCAGTTGTCTTCGGGCACACCATTTGAAATGGTTTGATAAAGGCCATTGGCCAATTGTTCGCGGGCAAGTGGGATATTCTTGCTCAGTTCTACAATCTTATCCTTTAGTGCATCAAAGTCCTCACCACTCTTGCCCGCCATGGTATTGGCACCCTGCATGGCCGTTTCAAAACTATTGAAAGGTTCGGCAGCACCTTTTATCATGCCGCGTAGCTGATTGATAGCCCCTGTAGCGTTCTGCAGCAACAAACTCTTCGATGCCATGGCTTTGAGCTGCTCACCGCTTTGGCGAGCTGTTTCGCCCACCTGCGACAACACATCTTCAAAGTTGGTTGCTTCCACTGTGAGGTTTTTCAGCACCCCGCCGTCAACACTCTTGAGTTTTATTTGAAATTCTACGGCCTTTGCCATTGGTATTCCTTTCGTTTTGTTGCTTAATAATCTATTTATTTCAATCCTGCGGCTGCCTTAGCTTCCCTATAGCGCCGCTTCAATTCCTCGTTGCTGATTTCTTCTTGTGGCTTTTTCGCTTCTTCCTCCCACGGGAACTGCATCACATCACGGGGCGAGAGCGTATTCTTGCTGTAGGGTTGCAGCATGCAGAGGCAAGCCATGCGCAAGCGTTCCCATTCGCCACGCTGCTCGTTCTCATGCCATTCGTGCCACGCCTGCCATGCCGCTTGAAACTCGGAAGGGGTGCATCGGCAGAAGTCGTTCAAACTCATTCCCATGCACCCCAACGCAATACCTTGCAGCTCTTCGATGCTTACGCCCGAGCCTTCAGCGTCGTTTTTTTTTCGGCATCGCCCATCTGTGCATAGAAGCTATTGAGGCTGTCGGGCTCGAGCAGGTCGGCAAACGTCTCGAAGTCTACGTCGAACGCCACATCGTCAGCCTTGCACGCACTCTGCACACAGCAATAGATGAACTGCACAAGCTCACTGATATCGCTCTGATTGAGCTGGCTCACATCTTTGCCTGTGGCGCGCTTAAAGCGTACCATCGCGCCCATGGTCACGCGGCAGGGATATTCCCGTCCGCCGACCTTCAATTTCTGTAGCTGTTTCATATACCTTATTTATATCTGCTATCTGATTTAATGACCACTTGCGGCAGGCCTTGCAGCAGGTGAAGCTTCAGTGAGACCTGTTCCCTGTTTCTCTACCTTTCCGCAGTTCTCCAAGTTCAGGCTATACTTACCGTCGTCGCCAGCCTGACCATCAAGTTCAAGCGATGTGATAATATACTTGCCCTTGTAACCGCCAGCTGACTTACCTGTACGTTTGTCGCCATCGCGCAGCCCATAGGCAGCATCAATGGGTTCGCCTGCTAACATTTTCTCTTTCAGTTGATCGTAGGTGGGCATGTCATCGTCGCCATCCGTGAGCACGCAGCCGTCGGCCGAGATACTCTCCGAAAAGCTCTTCACATACTTTTCCTTCCACTTGCCGCTTGCGGCTTCCTTGGTCACACGCTCACCTGTTTCAGTCGATGTGCTTACCTTGCAGCCCGTTGAAAAACCGAGGGCCTTACCATCAACACTCAGAATGAGGTTAGTTCCGTCTAAAACACTTTTTGCCATATTCTTTTCTTTATGATTAAAATTAATACTATGCCAGTCGCCACCCCAGCCACATAGGCGAAGAAGAGCATTCTCAGGTCATTGAAATGCGTTTCTTTTTGCATTTGAGCAGTGTTTGAATGCCGCTTGTGCTGCGTCTGAATCTGCTGTTGCAAGGTTTCGATACGCTGCTCGTAGCGTGCACACTGCACCTCAAGACTGTCGCATCCGGCTTCGATGATAATCCGTGCAGGGCTTTCCTTGCCTGCTGAGGGCCGACGGCTCACTTTCACGTGCGCCTGTCCCCGGCGGGCCGTGTAGCCTGCACCTGCGGGCAGGAGGGTAAGACTGTCTTCAGCTACGCTTAGCGTCACCCGTGACTCGGGCACCGTCACCCGCTGCTGCCACCGTGCGATGCTGGCCATCTGCCGTGTCGTTTCCTTCTGTGCGTGACTTTCCGCGGTGAGACTTTCCCTTGTCGCCGTCTTCACTGAGCGACAGCTCACTGCTGACAGGACAGTTAACGCGATGAGGGCACAGCTGAATGGCCTCAATAGCCCGTGAGAGGCGGTTGAGGGCGCGGCGTGTCTTGTCGTTCTCGCCACGCAGTTCTTCCATCTTTTCATAATTGATGCGGTTCTGTTTATGAAGACCTACAAGTTCAGTACTCACCATATCATACATCTGCTTGTAGGTGTCTTCCACTTTCTTCTTCTCTTCCACCGTCCTTAAGCGGCGGTTCGCAATCCACGCAATGGCAGCACCGATACTGCCCGCGGGGAGAGCCCATTGCAGAAATTGGAATATTGTCTCTGCCATTGTCGTTGGTTTTTATCGTTAAACTTGTCGGATGCCTATCGAGCGCAGCCAAGTTGGAACATCAAAACTCGGGCAGGCTTTACCAGGGTTCAATTCATGATGCCCCACAATCTTCACCTGCGGGAACCGCGCGTGGAAGTCCTCCACATAGCGTTTCAACGCCTCATGCTGTTCTGCTGTGCGCGTATCCTTCGGCTTCCCGGCTTTGTCACAGCCACCCACATACACAATGTGACGGCTCACGCTGTTATAGCCTGCAGCACCGTTGGTCACCTCCCATGAGTCCACCTGTGCGTCCTCATTGTTATTAACGAGTCGCTCCACGCTTCCGTCCAAGTGCACCATGTCTGTATAGCCTACCTGTTTCCAACCACGGCCTGCAGGAGGGGGCGCAGTGTGCCAGCGGCGTATTTCGTCCGCGCTCACCTCACGCCCCTCGGGGGTGGCTGTGCAGTGGATAACAAGGTATTGCATTGCCTTGCTCATTCAATTCTTACGATTAAGAAGCCTTGTATCCGCTCATCATCACTACGCCGGCATCTCCCTTCTTTGGCATGCAGAGGAAGTAGTGGCGGAAGTTGATCTTGTTGCGCTGATACTCTGGGTCGGTTGCAGCCTCGCTGTAGTACATCTTGGTTGAACCAGTGGCCTTGAACACACGTGGAGTGTAGAATGCAAATGAGCAGTTGAACTCGCCGTCCCCGGCAGCCACGCCCAAGTTCTTCTTCTTGCCTGCCTGTGTGTAGAGTGGCGTATTGGCATACTCATAGACATCGAAGCCGTAAAGCTTACCCACTTTACCCGTAGCGCGGTCAATATTATACTGCTCGCGGAAGGTCTGACTGACAAGCAGCAGGTCGTTTACATGATCCGGACAGAGTACCAAACGGCGGTTCTCTGCCGGCACACCCAACTTATCCATCGCGGCTTTCAATGCCACCACGTCAGCCATTGTCAGACGCAGGCGACCTGTCGTGGCATCACGTTCGCCCGTGGTTTTCAGAATGGGAGTCTTGGCACTGTCCTGCTGTGCACAGAGGGCATGAGCTGCCTTGGTGAACTTCGAGTCGTTCAAGGCGTTGGCATGACTCTCTTTTACGCGTGCCATCTTATCGTAGCTTGCCGCATAGAGCTCATCGTCGGTGATAGGCGTCACCTTTGTCTGGAACTTATCCAACTTCACGGCGATATCCTTATCCTCAAGCGCCTGCGAAGGTATCGGATAGGTTGTATTATTGATTAACACATCAGGGTCTACGCCAACCTCTACAAGGTGTATCACGTCATTGTTGACGATTGTACTCTGATCAGGTACACCGTCAAGCCATGATCCTTCCAGCCCACCGCGCAGCGATTTTACCAACTCGCCTGTCCATACTTCCGTAAAGACACCCACACGCAGGGCATCCTTGGGCAGACATGCACCTACGGCAATGGCAATCACATTCAATGCCACCGCACCTATCCAGGGCGCAACGCCTACAGCTAAGGCTATCAAACCTCCTACAACCACATTGACCAGCAATGCAATCATTAATTTCATAACTAATCTCTTCATGTTACTCATTTTTTTACTTTTACTTTCTTACTTTTATTTCTTTGCCTTTCAAAGTTCGCATTTCATGCCGTACTCTGCCTCGTAGAGCTTCTTGTACTCCTCCACGTTCTCGGCACGCAGCTTCACAAGTTCGTCAGCCGGTACTTCACTGAGTTTCGTGTAGGTCTTTTCACTATCTGATACAGGGGCACTTCCATGATGCCCAAGCATTGAAGACAGCCTCACCTGTGGCTTCATAGCCTGCAAGGTGTTTTCCAACTCCTCGGTACCAATCTTCTTGCCCAGCTCCACAAACTGTTCCTTATGCTGCGCGTCAAGACGCTTTTCAGCGATAGCATTGTCAACCAACTGCGCAATACGCGCTTCTGTGAGCTTCTGTGCCTCCGCCTTTAAGGTGTCGTTTTCCTGCTGCACGGCCGTCAGCTGTGCCAGCTTCTCGTTAATCTCTTTCTCCGTTGCCGTTTCCGGCAGCCCCAACTGCAGGGCAATGACTTTCTGTTCCATGTCTTCTTGATTTTGATTGTTATTTTGATTGATAAGGGGGAGCCCGCAGGTTCCGTCCTTACTTAAAGTTATCCGCTTCCCGTCTTTTTCCAGTACGATTGCATCGTCATTGGCCCCCACATCGGCCACGCTCACCTCGATGAGGCGACTCTTCGTAATCGTTGGACGAGTCTGTCCGGGTACAAGCATTGTAGGGTCTTCGCTGGTCTCAATAATCTCAAGCCCTGCACTGACCATACGCAGGCTGCCGAACTCGAACTGCTTCTGACAGCGCTCACTCTGTTCCGAAGCGCAGTCGAACATCAGTTCTCCCGTTATCTCATCATTCTCCACCTTCGGGTCTTTCACGTAGCCAACGACATTGCCGCGCTCGTGCATATATAAAAGTACGGGGTTTCGCTTGTACTGTTCCACATCAATGCCTGCTGTCAGTACGCGAAAGCCGTAGCAGTTCAGGCTTTCATTTGAAATTCTTACTCTTTTTCCCATTGTTTTGTAAAATTTGATGCTGCAATATTACAAGTTAATCCACAGCAGAGCAAATAACAGTGCAAGCATTGCAGTATAGTATGCAAGCATTGCACACTTTCTTTTAAGTGTCAATATTTTAGACCAATTTTGCAGGCATAATTCAAACATTATTATAGCGAAATGACAAAAGAAACTGAAAAGAAAAAATCGCTCGCCCGGTCACTCTACCTCTCGGGAATGGAGCAGAATGAGATTGCCGACAAAGTAGACGTATCGCGCGTCACCGTCTCCAGGTGGGCCAACACGGAGGGGTGGAAGGAAGCGCGTGCTGCAAAGAATATCTCGCGTCCTGAATTAGTGAACAAACTCCTGCTCACCATTGACGGAATGATAGAGAATGTGAATAAATCGAATGATCCTACACTTGTCGGTTCATTAGCTGACAAGCTGTCCAAGCTCTCATCAACAATTGAGAAACTTGATAAGAAGGCGAATGTCATTGACGCTATAGAGGTGTTCATGGCATTTAACCGGTGGATACAGGATCAGGCTTCTTATGATCCCGAAATCACCCCTGAACTCATCAAGGCGATTAATAAGTATCAGAACAAGTTCCTCATGGAGCGTATGCAGAACCCGTCTACATTATAATACACAACAAGTATGGCTACGATTGCAGAACTCAAACAGATGCAGCTGGAGTGGCAGGAACACTGCCGGCAGATACAGAGCATCACCGATACCCGGAGCCTCGTCCGCGAGACGGTCGTTGAGAAAGAGCGGCGTATCCGCAGACTGCAAAAGGACTATGCAGCGTTCTGCGAGTATTATTTCCCGCATTTCCTGCAACAGCGTGACAAGGTTACGGGGGAAGTCGTGCGTATCGTACACAATGCACCCTTTCACAATGCTGCTGCACTGAAAGTGAAGAACACGCCTAATTTAAAAGCGGTATTCAAATGGCCCAGAGGACATGCCAAGTCCACGCATATGGACATTTTTACACCGTTGTGGTTGATGTTCCAGCCTAAACGCCTGATTGACTTCATGGTCGTTGTCGGCAAGTCCGAGGACAGCGCAAACCGACTCCTTGGCGACATTCAGGCAGAGCTCCAGTACAATAAGCGTATCATCGCCGATTATGGAAAACAGATGTCAATGGGCGACTGGACCGAGGGGGAGTTCACGACTAAGGACGGAGTGCATTTCCTGGCGTGTGGACGTGGGCAGTCACCGCGTGGTTTGAGAAAGCGTGAGTCACGCCCGGACTATATCGTCATCGACGACCTCGATGATGATGAACTTTGCCGTAACCCACGCCGCGTGCGCGAAATGACGGACTGGGTGAAGGAAGCCCTTTTCGGTGCACTTGACGTGGGCCGCGGCCGCTTTATCATGGTGGGAAACCTTATCTCGAAGACCTCGGTATTGGCTGACATCTGCAAGACTAAAGGTGTACATGTGTCAGAAGTGAAGGCTGTCGATGGTGAGGGCAACCCTACATGGCGCGAAAAATGGACGAAGGAGGAGGCACGGACTTATGCCGAATTCGTAGGCTACCGCGCATGGGAAAAGGAAATGATGCACAACCCCATCATCGAGGGTACGGTCTTCAAGCAGGAATGGATAAAATATGCTAAGCGCCCGGCATGGCGCGACTTTGACGAACTCGTGCTCTACATAGACCCGTCGTGGAAAAGCAAGAAGACAAATGATACCAAGGCGGCGAAGCTGTGGGGAAAGTATAAGTCACAGCTGTGGCACTTGCGGGCCTTTGTCAGGAAAGCATCTGTGGCAGAACTCGTACGCTGGTGCTACGACCTTTACGAGTGGAGTCTTGAAAAAAATATCTCTATCCGCTTCATGATGGAGGCCAGCTTCATGCAGGATATCATCCTTGATGATTTCACGATAGAGGGCACCCAGCGCGGCTATCAGCTACCCATCACGGGCGACAAGCGCAAGAAGCCGGACAAGTTCCAGCGCGTGGAAGCTATCAGCCCGCTATGGGAGCGCGGCTTTGTCTTCTATGACCTCTCGCAGAAAGAAGACCCGGACATGCAGGCCGGCATTGCGCAGACGCTGGCATTCGAAAAGGGCATGAGCGGCAACGATGATGCACCAGACGCAGACGAAGGCGCAATCTGGCAGTTGCAGCGCACCACGCGGCATGAAAGTTTTCAACCACAATTCAGTAAAAGAAGAACATCAAAAAACAGTTGGTAAGATGAAAAAAATAATCAAAGACATCATTTTTGCTTGGAAGTTCAAGCGTGCAGTCAGGAAAGCAGACTATCTGCGTCACATTACGCACCGCAAGTATATGGTCATCGTGATCAAGGGAAGACTTGAAGTCATTTCCAAACAGGATATCAAAAAGTTCGTCGCAGGTGGAGTATTCAGAAAAGGAATGACCGCCGCCGACATCGAACGCAAATCATTATATATAACATTGTAGCTTATGTTTGTAACAGATGAAGACTATCGGGTAGTAATCGGCGAAGCCGCTTTAAAAGTTGTTTCGCAGACATCGGCCAAGATACGGGCAGGTGCCGAGCGAGAGGCCATAGAGGAGATAGCTGGGTACCTGCGCCCTGTATACGACACCGAGGCAGCATTCAAAGCTGAAGGTGATAACCGCAACCAGCTCATCGTGATGTATGCCTGCGACATCGCCCTCTACCACATGACGGCAGCCATGCCGCAGAAAATGGGCAGTGAAATCCGAAAGGAACGCTACGAACGGGCGATTAAATGGCTTGAGGGTGTACAGGCGGGAAAGATTATTCCCGCGCTTCCCGTGGCCACGGATGCCGCCACGGGAGAACCTTCCGGGACGGGCGTAGTGTGGCACGCACAAAAGCCTCTCAGACATAACTGGTAATAATCCATTAAAGTAATTTCTATGAATATCAGAGATATTTTTTCCTCACTTCGTGGCCATAACAACGATCACATACTCCGTACCCCTTACGGCGACTTCAACTTAGCCAAGGGAGAAGACCAAGCGCGTGTAAAACATGTCATCATGCAGCTGCAGCAGACCACAGATGCCCTCACGCGGAAGGACATCGCCGATTGGCGCCGTGCATGGCAAGCAGCCATCAATATCGATAATCCCAACCGCGGCCCGCTCTACGACATCTACCGCGACACCGATGCCGACGGACATTTGTCAGGGTGTATCCGTCAGCGCGAGGGCTTTGTAATGGCCAAGTCCTTCAAGGTTGTAGATGACAAAGGAGAGGACAAGCCCGAACTGCTCGACTACTTCGACCACTCTTGGTTCAAGGATTTTTGTCAATACGTACTCGACTCTGTGTATTGGGGGCATTCGCTTATCGAGCTGGGCGACATCGTCGGTATGGGCACTCCGGTGATGGCCTACGACTGCGTGAGGCTCATTCCTCGCAAGCACGTTATTCCCGAATACGGCCGCGTCATCATGCAGCAGGGGCAGGACTGGCGTGCAGGTATTGACTACCACTCGCCGGCTGTGGCCCTTTCGCTCATCGAGGCGGGCAAACCTTACGACCTCGGACTGCTCCTGAAAGCCACACTGCACACAATACCGAAGAAGAATATGCTTGCGTTTTGGGACACCTTCGGCGAGATTTTCGGCATGCCTATGCGCATCGCAAAAACCTCTTCGCGCGACCAAAAAGATATAGACAGGCTCCACAGGATGCTCATTGATGCAGGGGCGTCGCAGACAGCCGTGATGCCGCTTGATACGGAACTCGAATTCGTCGAGTCCACGAAGGCCGATGCCTTTCATGTGTACAATGAGCGTGTTAATCGGGCCAACTCTGAAATCTCAAAACTCATCATCGGGCAGACAATGACGATAGAGGACGGTTCTTCGCTGTCGCAGAGTCAAACGCACCTGCAGGTGTTGCAGAACCTCGTCGAGGGCGATGCCGACATGCTGCGTGACGTCATCAACAACCAGCTGCTGCCGCGCATGATAGCGCATAAGTTCCCGCTCGCGGGGTGCCGATTTGACTGGAACGATGCTATTGACTATACGCCCGAGCAGCAGGTAGCTTACGAAACGATGATTGCCGACCGCTATGATGTTGACCCGGCATATTTCGCAGAGAAATATGCTATGCCCGTGGGGGACCGCCGCGAAGCAGCAATGCCTGCTTCATTGGTACAACATGAAAAAGGAAAGCAAGGGAAATCTTTAGGAAAAGATTTTTTCGACTAAGCCCCGCTGCCTATGTGGGGCTGCACAATCGTTATGAAGCGTTGCTTGACGGTGAGCATCACTGTGCTTTATCAGCAAAAAAGATTGAGCCGAAGCAACAGGAACAGCTTCGCGCTGCGTTCAAGTCGATGATGAAAGGCCTTTTTAGGCAGAAGGGAGCATCGCTTGATATAAACATCATCACCTCCAAGGAGGCGCAGGCCTTTATCGAAACACATGCCGATGTGTTGAATTCAGCGTTCAAGCAGACGAAGATGAGTAGTACCATGCGTCATAGCCTTGAGCATTCCACCTATATCTTCTCCGGACTCAAAACTTTTCACGAACTCAATGAGGCCTTTCCTTCCTTGGTCGATGAGCAGGGTAATAAAAAGCCGTTTGAACGCTTTTTGAATGACGTTCAAAAGGTGGACAAAACCTATAATGAACATTACCTGCGCGCAGAATACAACTTTACCCACGCCGCAGCAGATATGGCGGCCAAGTGGGAGGAGTTTGCCGAGGACGGTGACCATTACAACCTACAGTATCGAACTGTCGGTGATGATCATGTGCGCCCCGAGCACGCTGCCTTGAACGGCACGACGTTGCCTTTCAGCGATGCGTTTTGGGACAGCTACTATCCGCCCAATGGTTGGAACTGCCGTTGCACGGTGGTGCAGGTGCGCAAGACGAAATATCCCGAAACGTCGCACGAGGAAGCCTACAAGCGTGGGGCCGAGGCTTTGGCTAACGACACGCGGGGCATGTTCCGCTTCAATCCTGGCAAGCAGCGCAAGGCCATACCTGACTACAATCCCTACAGTATCAGGCGATGTAACGACTGCGACCTTGCCAAGGGGAAAGCGACTCTCGCCTTTGTGCCCGAAAATGAACTGTGTGCTGCGTGCAGATTAGTAAGACAATGCTTTGGGGATAAGTCCAAGTCCGAGCGAGCCATTGAACGCATACATTACTTGCATGAAATGGAACCGCTGCTTAAGGTGAAGCATGAAAAGCAGATAGAAGGTGGAACGATCAAGGTAGGTTTCTCTACTTACGGCAACAAACACCTCTTCTCAGATACGTTCGGCAGGTCAAAGGTGCTGGAGAAAGAGGACTTAAAAGATTTAGGGAAGATTCTTGCAAACAGCACCTTTGTTGATACGTCTGCACTGACACACCCGCGCAGGGATAATATTCAGCAGTTCTATTATTACGAGGCAGAATTACATGGGAAAAAAGTCAGACTGAATGTGGCGAAAGAGGTAAGGTTTAGACCAAATGGGAAACCAAGAACTACATATTTCCTCTATTCTGTAAACGACATAAAAGAGTAAAGCACCGAGGGCGGCGGTTAGGACTCAAATGCCAGGTCACCTTTCCCTCAGTGCTTTATCTGCTGCAAATATAATCATTATTTCGATACAAACAACAAAACGGATAATATTTTTTTATATTTCATCAAAAAAAGCCTGCCGGCATGGAGACCGACAGGCTTTTTCCTGAATGATACGCTGCTTATAATACACCTTTCACAGCATACACCTCAATACTCTCAAGAATATCCTCGTGGTTATGGTTGGTGATAGTTTCTGTGAGACGCAGGCCGTGGAAGCTGTCACCCTCCACGCTTTCCATGGCCGCGCGAATTTTGGCAATCAAAGCCCATGCGGCTTCTTGTCCGCCCTCTAACCAGTCGGTTACGACGTGTAGCCTAACGCTGCCTTCACCACGATAGCCACTACCCACGTAGGGTTGCCACGCTATCGGGCCTAACTCTACGAACACGGCGGGACGTGCCCAACTGTCTTCCTGCTCAATGAACTCCACGTTGTGGTTCCACAAATCAACGTGCTTCACTGCTTCAATCTTTTCCATTGCAGTCTTTATGGCTGTATAGAGTTCCTTTCTCATTGTTTTATCCTTGTTTTTATTGTTGTTAGTATACGTTCAATCTCATCACAGGTACTTGACAGTAATAATTTTCCGTCTTCGACAGGGCAGCCGTCATCAGAGAACATGAGTATCTCTATCCTGCCATCGTAAAGTCGGCTGCGGAGTACATCAAGTTCTTCAGTTACAATACGACTCACTTTACTTCTTCTGATAAATGGGAATTTCATATTTTCACTTTTCCAGTTTGAATTCGTTATTAAAATATTCCTCTAAGTTTTGCTCAATGATTTCCGTCACAGCCTTTTCCACTTCTGTCGACGCACCGAGGAACTGCCGCCGAGGTATCTTGATGCTGCTGCCCACCTTCATCAAGGCCATGAACTTCCAAAAGGAGGCCTCGCTGCTGAGCTGCTGTGTGCGGTGGTCGTTACGCTTTTCGCCATTCTTCTTGCGTCCGAAACCACCTACACACTCGTAATAGCGATGCCAAAAATAGCCTTTCATGCGCTGCGTCACCTTGATTTCGCCACCCTCATTGTGTATGTCAGCCGCAGGGTGAGCGGAATAGAAGGTTACGCCGTCATTGGTGATTTTGCTCATAACGCTGCGGCGCAAACCTCCTGTGTCGACCAACGTGGCACGCCCGGGGCGCAAGGGGCTGCGGCGGCGTGCCCACTTCTCGGTGAAGAAAGCCTGACGCGCAAAGTTTTGGTCGAATTCATCTTTCAGCTCCACCTGCACGTCTTTCAGTATGCGGGCAAGTACTTGTGTTAAATCATTTTCCATCGTCGTCGAAATCGAAGAGCAAAAGTGGACGGGGCGAGTTATTGTTGTCGCGCCTAACCTTTACATCTATTTTGAGCATATTGTACATGGCGCGCTCGCTGATGCCATAGATGGGATAGATGTAACGGCGCCAAATCTCTCTGTTGGAGAGACCCGATTTTGCCCATTTTTCGTAAATTGCATTAACGTCGGCCACGCGTTTCAGATAGCTCACCCCACGACGGCGCTCATTGTCCACTTTCATTGTTTATAAAGATTGTTTTTGTTATTAATTCATTTAACCGCAAAAGCATGGCAGCCCATTTGCTGCCATGCCGTCATATCTCACCATCATATTTCCAGGACTTACATCCTGCAGAAACTCGGCTCTATCCGACGCCATACATTCGTCTCCGGATTGCGCTTTGAGAAGTAGTAGTTGACTGCGTTCTTCTGTACCACGTTTGCTTCTTTGAAGAGACTCATGATTTCACTGTACTCGCTGTCGAACTTATCCTCTAATTCATAGAGTTTCGAAATGCTCTTGTAATCAAGATCACCAGACTTATTGCGCTCAAGAAGTGTCATAGCCATCTGATACATTGGATCATCGGCGCCCTTTTCACTCTGCTTCATATAGCGTTTGAGATAGTCGATGAGGCGTTCTGCAGCAAGGTCGGCGCGTTCGTCAAAGCCTTTCACCTTGTTGCTGGCCACTTCTAAGCGGAAGTCTCCGTCTGTGATGGTGTAGCTGCGCTGGTCGCTCTTGCGCAGTTGGCCATAATCGCGCATCACACCCACAAAGCCATCAACCTCACCCTGCAGCCAGTCATGAAAATTTTGCACATCAGCAGCTACTGTCTGCAGGCGTTCCTCCACACTGTGCATCAGTTCGGCTCGCAGACTTTCGTATGTCTCGCGACGCTGGATGCGACTTTGTTTCTCTTCGTTTTGTAACTCAGCGAGCAGCTTTGCCCGTTCCTCTTTACTTAAATTCTTGATGTTTACAGTTGTTTCCATATTCTTTTGTTAATTAAAAATTAATTTTCTGTTGAATGGTTCACGGATAGCATAACAATAGTTCCTCTCCCTTCAGAAGAACCTTGGGAAACTTCCTTTTTCCGCTTTATCGCTCGCAGCTTCACGGCAAGGACTTCCAATTCGTCAATACTGATGTGACGGAAGGCTTTGCCAGCAATGCGCGTATCTTCGCAGAAAGCATTCACGCGATTCCAGTTTGTAGTGTCAATGCCGAGTTGTTGCATGAGTTTTAGGCATACACTGCGCTTGCGTCGTAGTTCTCTGCGAATGTATGACATACGCTCGTCGTAGTCTGCTACCTGCTCCATATCGCGACACATCTTGTTATATTCCTGCTGTGTAGTCTCGCGCAGGTGTGTTGTTCTGCCGTTCGTGTATTGCTCCACAAGCGTTTCCTTATCTGCTCCCGGCAGTTTCTTTAGTAAGGTATAAAAGCGTGCGTAGTTGCGTTCGTTTGCCATAGCTGTTTTATTTTTGCATGTAATACACTTGTAAAGGTTTGCTGTTTCGCTTAACAATGAGACGTGTCTCTCCGTCTTCGGTCAGCAGGTCAGCCGCAACGTCGCTTCTCACGTTGATATCCTTACGCACATAGAGGCTGTGAATAAAAGCATCTACGAAGTCCTGAAGTGCCAACCATTCTTCGGGCGTATCTTCTATGCCCCGCAGGGCGTAGTGCTGACTGACTTCAAACTGCAACCGCAACAACCACTCGGGTTTGTCGTTCGGTGTCATTGAATAGTGTCTTAATTGTGTCATATTCGTTTTACTTTTATCTTTAGAACAAACTCAGTTGGTCACCTTTTTGCCGAACGATTTCAATCCAGTTCTCATCAGGGATATCGATATCGCGCAGTGTTTCGATATCAAAAGGCCCGAATACGAAACCGTTTTCACCGACCATATACTTTGCCGGAGCTTCTATCAGTTTGGCCCGTACATGCAAATGGGGATGTCGGGGGCTTTCCTGCTTGCCAGTAAGAAACGCAGGCTTTCCGCAAGTGCACCCTTCAAGGAAACCCGTCACCTGATAAATCCGTCCCTCATAGCATTCTTCATGTCCGACCCAATGATTTCTGAATTTATCACCTACCTGTATCATTGCTTGCCCTCCATTGAATGCTTATCACCGCATCAAGTCTTCCGCTGCCTTTACAAATAGGGCATCCTTGCTTGTAGCGTTCACGATAGCAGTTTTCCTGCCAGTGGTAGCCGTTGCCCTGACAATAGGTGCACACGTGGCCACGGCTCAAAAAGCACTCTTTCATACTCCCTCCTGGACTCATCAGGCCGGGGACTATTTCTATTATTCGTTTTTCCTTGCTCATATTTTTTACTCAATTACTAATTGCACATTGAAATGAAACTCACGGCACAGCCGTATTATCTGCTTTATCTTGAACGGCTCGCCACCCACGCCGAAGAAGATAACGCGTTTGCGGGTGTTGACCTGTACGCCCTTTTTTCGTAGCCTGTATAACAGGTTGTCTCGCTTGTTTGCCATAGCTTTACTCTTTAGTTTTCCCCCAATATATGTTTGCTCTTTCCTCCCATATCGTGTAATAGCCCTTGCTTCCGAAATACCTGCCTTTGCTGATTGCCCGATAACCCTCCACCCATATCTTCAGGGCTGCATCATACATCACACTCACCGCTGTACGACCTGAAGGTTTGTTTCCTTCTGCCTGACTGATGAAGATGAGCAGCTTATCTCGGTGTCGGTTCTTAAACTTCTGATAATCCTTAAAGCTCATCTGTGTGTACTGAAAGCTGTCTATCACAATGACATCCGGGCTTTTGTGCTTCTTGAGACGGCCGTCAAGGTCTTTCATGCTTTCACTGATGAGGATAAACCGCCGTGCAACGTCCTGCATACCTGCCTCTATAAGTGCATTCTTCATTGTCAGAGAGAAACCTTCTTCCAAGGAATTGTAGGCTATCTTCCCGTACTTTGCCAACTCTTTACAGAGCTTCATCGTGAAGCTGGTCTTACCGCTTCCAGAACGTCCCCAAATGAACCATACACCTCCTTGCTCCGGTGCTCCGAAGGCGTCTGCCCATTCTCCTTCAAAAGGGTAGGTTTCTTTCTTCATACGCAGCATATCGGTTACTGACATTGCCCTGTTCATTATTCTGCTGTTTTATCGCTGTTCAAACGCTGATTTTTCGCTGTTTGAGCAGCCATCAATTTAACTCTATGAATATTCTTCTTCACGCGACGCAGGTCGAATTCATATTCCTCTGCATCTTTAACAACCTCCGAGATGCGTCCTTTGTCTGTTACACCGTTGGCCATGCAGATTGCATACACATCATGAGGGGCGGTCTGTTCCAATTCATAGAACTTGCGGCCGATGCGCGAGTGGATTTCATTGTAGCCGCATTTGTTATAACGCAGCCCCATGGTCATACGACGCTTGATGTAGCTTGTTGAGAAAAAGACGATGCCGCATTTGTCCTCCAAGCGATTGTAAAGGTCAATGAAATAATGAAAAACGCGCTCGGGCAGTTTGTCGGCTTCGTCAAAAAGAAGCAACGGTGCCTCCATCTGAATAAGATCATCAATGATCCTGTCGAGCAGTTCTCTGATGCTGTAACCCTCTGTACGCTGACCGATGCGGCGTGCAATCTCCCGTACAAAGTCACTCTTCTTCATGTCTTCAGAACACAAGATGTAGAACACCTCGTTGTGCTCAGAAGCATAGAGACGCGCCATGGTTGTCTTGCCACAGCCTGCCTCTCCGACAATCCATGTGACATTCTTCACAGCCTGGGCATCTTTCATGACGAGGGTCATTTCCTGAAAGGCTTTCGTCTCGACTATCTGCCAGTCATTGCCGGACGTTGTCCCCAACTGTGAGGCGAGGTTGCGCCACATATCGTCCGAAATATTCTCCCACTTGCCTTGCAACAGCGTGCTCAATGTTGCGCTGCTGATACCCGTGAGACTCTGCGCAGCCTTATTCTGACTTGGGTACTTGCTGACATACTGCTTCAAGCGCTCCTGGATCTGTCCCTTTTCGTTTTTTGTTAGTTTCATATTTTCTTTATTTTTACGATTTTACTTTTCAATACTTTCCTGCTACCGAAGCCATGTCGACCACTGCTGTCTCAACCTTTGACCAGTCTTCAAGGCTCACTTGCTTGGTCTTTCGTCCTATTTTATACTCTTCAGGCGCCTTGCTATAAATACCTGTACGGCGTTCTATCTGTCTGCGCTCTGCTGCTGTCATTCCCTTTGGCTTTGGACTACGCAATCCGTGCTGCTCTGGCATTACGCCGTGCGCCTTTTCAATCTCACGTCCTGCAACGGTGCGCTCAATACGGTCAGTAGTATTCGCAGCCTGCTGCTGTCTGATGAATGCAGCTTCACTTTCCGTCTGCTCTTGTATCGCACGATGTATCACAACGTAAGGTTCTGCTACTCGTTCAAACCTCAGGCTGCCGTCAGCTTCTTTCTTATAGAGTCGGACGCTTCCGAAGTCGTAAGGATCATACTTGACAACAAACCGCTCGTAAGTGTGCTGTCTTCGCCACTCATGATCAGGAACACCAGGTTCACTCATCACTTCGTATTGTCTCTTCTCCTTCTTGATAGTTACGCTGATACCCTGGTCGGTAAACGTGCTCATACGCTTAGCTGTCACCCAGAACATATCCACCATATCGTGTGCCGTAACCTGCTGTGTTTCCTCATTCACGCTGTTATCGTAAGCTTCCTGTCTACTCTTGCCGTATGCAGGATGCTGCATCTCGTTCCACTCCTTAGTAGCCTTTGCGTAAGCATCCTTCAGTTCCTCAAGCGTATAAAGTGAGTCCTTGTTTTCCTCAATAAATTCAAGGTTCGGACGGCTCGACATCTTCTTTGCGGTGATATTCTGACCCGTGAAGCGCCAATCCTTGTGTAGTACCTGCTGTTGAAAGCGGCCGAACACCGCCTCAATTGTCTTCGATTCGCCGTTATAAGGTTGCGTGGTCCTATGTACGTGGCAAAGCTTCTTAAACAGTCCGTCAGCGTCAAGTTTTTTGTGTCCGCCCTGGTTGTCGTGCACTACCTCATAAGGCTTGTGCTTGCTGGTTTGAATGGCCATGCGGTAAGCGAGATATTGCGCCTCGTAATCCTCACTGTCGCTGATATGCCAACCAAGCATCACCTCACTCATCGCATCAATGACTACATAGACCTGCGTGGTGCGTACCTTGCCAGCATCATCCTTATAATATAGGTTCAGCTTCGTGCCGTCGCCATACCATAGTGCATCACGCTTCGTTGGCAGTGCCGTGCGGTGCTTACGTCCGAACTTCTGTCGCGCGGCCTGCTCACCATATACTGCGTCATACCACAGTGGCATAATCGCAGCACTGTTCAGCCATCGTTTCATACCGCTAAGGCTCTTCAACGGCTTCCAGCCGTTTGCTTCTGCCTGTCTGTTTGCCTCTTCAAAGAGTTGCGCATCCGTATATACAGGAACCCGACAGCGTTTCAAGGCGATGAGCAACTGCCCGAACTCGGGTGTTATCTTGATGGTGTTCAGATTACCCACCTTACCACTGATCAAGCTGCGATAGCCGTCGGCCTTGAAAGCCTTGAGCTTTGTCTTTAGGCGTGCTATATGCTTGGGTAGTGTATGGTGATATTCCTCGCGCATAGCCTCCGAACTCTGACAGATAACTTCCCATGCACCCGCCATGCTGCTGTTCAGACTCTGACGGAGGGCCTGACGCTGTGCCATCATCTTCTGCAATTCGCCAAGTACACTCGCGTTGATAGTATATTCTTCTATCAGTTCGCCAGTCAGATGCTCCGCCCGGCCGTTCTTCTCGTAGGTGAACGCTTCGTACCATTCGCGAGCCTCGCTATCTAATTTGATGCGGTCACGCATCATGGCTTCCTTCATGCGCTGTTCAGGGTCGCCGTAACGTTCCATATACCGCTTTCTGTATTTCTCCGGGAGGGAACTCCATGCGTAGAGCGTGTAATTCCCCTCTCCGCCACCGTTGTTCACGGAGACGAGATGTCCGCGGTACAGATTGGTATTGAAGGTACCTTGCTTCATAACCGGGTCTGTTCCCATGCAGAGTTCCTCACGTGTAACGCACAGCATTTTATTGTAATATTCCATCCCGTTAAGGCTTTAAAGGCTCATAGCCATTATTTCAACTTCACTCTGCAACTTCATGAAGGCAGGGATACTCAAGTCTTGTTCCTTTCGAGTAACTTTACCATCAACAAGAATACTCGTGCTGCCATCATTGCGGTCGTACACCAACTTTACTCGCTCACCGAAGATCTGTGTCATAGTTTGTTCTGCTTCCTCGTGAGTAGTCTCAACATCAGCCTGCTTCCAATTAGGAGTTCCATTCAGCTGAGTTAGGGCTGTGTAGCGTATCTTCCTTGCAAGCTCGCTGTCACTTTTGAAGTTCAGAGCCTTCCATACCATCATAGTTGAACATCCAAACACCTTGCGAAGATGTGCTTTGTTCTTTTCACTTACATAAATCTTCTTTTCCATATTTTTTCTTTATTAATATTATGTTTGTAGGCGGTGGGGAATCGAACCCCAATTGCTGAGATGTTCTGGTCCGCTACCATTCGGACGTAGCCGCCTTTTGTTATCCTACAATCTATTCACCCTGAATGTTGTTCGATTGCTGTTCGATAGTTTTACAAACTAAGTGCTCAAGCGAAAGGCAAATGCAATAGACTTCGTCCTTAAGGCGCAAATCCTGGTTCCTCTCAATGCTGATCATCTCAAAGACCACATCTCTCAAAACATCGGCCAATACTCTTGTTTTCTCAATACTTACTCGGTCTAATAAACTCTTGTTCATGTCTTACTTACAATAAGGTTATTTAGAAATTCGTCACATCATAATATCTAACGTCATCGTAGGAAACCTGTGCTCCTAATGAGGTAACATTAATCATAAGATAGTTGAATGCCTCATTATACGTTTCAAAACGTGACCAGTTCTCATGCAAATGCATGCCTGCCCTTCTGATTTGTGCCTGACTTTGCGCCTTGATGATTGTACAAATGTCTGCTTTGTTCTCATTAAGTTTGTAAGATGCGTAGAAGTAAGTTTTCATATTCCTATATTTTTTAATTAAACATTCTTGTTTCTCGCCCCTTTTTCGTATTTTTGAGCGCTGTTTATATACTAAACACGTTGCAAAGATAAACAAGATAATTCGATTATGCAAGAAAATAGGCAAGAAAAATCGCTAATAAAGCAAAATATCTCGCTTTATTTGGCCAAAAAGGGGGTTTCCGATTACGAATACTATAAGGTTTCAGGAACCACAAGAGGGATATTAGGGCAAAATAATGGTATTAGCGAGGATAACATATCAAGATTTCTTGCCTATGCCCCTGATGTTAATCATGAGTGGCTCCTCACAGGCAAGGGATCCATGCTCAAACCCACAACACAAGAGCCACACGTAACAACACAACCGAGCACGCCAACAGCAAAAGATAGACTTCCTGAGGCTTTCCGCTGTCTTGATCCGCAACATTCCACACATGAGTTGATACCTTTAGTATCACAAAAGGTTGCTGCAGGATTCGGCAACGCCGATTTTGCAATAACCGAAAGAGATGTAAAAGAATATTATATCATTCCCAAATGGAAAAGACAACATGTAGACTTCATGATTGAAGTAACAGGAGACTCTATGCAGCCCAAATACAATGCAGGTGATATCGTTGGTTGTACTATCATACATAACTCTGGTTTCATACAGTGGAATCGACCGCACGTTATCGCAACACGTGAACAAGGACTGCTTATCAAACGACTTATGCCAGGCACTACCACAAACTCGCTTTCTGCTGTGAGCGAAAATACACAATATCCTCCTTTCGATATCCCTAAGGATGAAATTACAGGTATTGCAATCGTTATAGGGCATGTAAACCTCGAATAGCACTCCAAAATAATCGTACAGAGACATTGTTTTTATCTCAGCTTTTGTTATTGTCAAGGCTTCTGTGTGAATCAATTGCTTTGTATGAACGCATATTATTATTTATCTTAATATTATACAGATATGAAAGAAAACAAAAAATGGGAAGAAATGACTTTCAAAGAAAAATTTACAGGGTGTATAACTTTAATAATATTTGCTATTATCGCGATAAATATTTTAGGCTGGGGATTTAAAAAGTGTAGTGCTCCTTCTGAAGAAGACATGCTTCCTCATACAAAAATTGAAGTAAAATCGAACGGGACTATTGTACCAGTTGCAAACTATCTAAAAAATACTCTGAATGACCCTAATAGTTATCAGCCGATAGAGTGGAGCAGAATTATAGAAACTGACAAAGGTGAATATTCTGTAAGACACAGATATCGTGCTAAAAATGCTTTTAATGCACTGATAGTCTGCGACCAAGTATTTTCCATGGATAGCCTCGGGAATATCATTAATGTACAGAATTACACAAAATAATTGTTACCCAAGGGCAGTTCAGATATTCAGCCAGTTTAACGAGTATGGTTATAAAGACAACAATTAAAAAGGTTGCCTTTATAACCTTCATCACACATTTAATTACTTTTGCACGCTTTTCCAATATGTTTGAATTGTAGTCGTAGCAATATTGATTTTCTTCTATGGCAGACACCAAGAGCGTGTGCTGGTATGCACCATTTGATTTATAAGCATCTATAAGTTCTTTGGTGATTAAATAACGTGGCTGGTTTCCCTGATGGATAAAAGGGTGTACCCATATCGCCTTGGAAAACATCAATGCAGTAGCTATACCACACCCCAACCACAATACAACACACGGAAGCAGAACAGTTATATCCACACACCTAATCAAGCAAGCGGTTATTCCTGAGAAAACAGTAAGTAGGAAACCAAAAAGGATATAGGCGCGGTCTGTAGACTTGCGCAGCTGTTCAAGTGAACTTGCAACCAGCTTATCTGAACGCTCCAGTACAATTCTAAACGTTTCATCATTCAAACGCTCCCACTGCTCATCACTAATCTTAAATGTCTGTTCCATATTGCCCTCCTTATGCGCCACGCGCACACTTTTTTATGATTTAACACCGCAAATATAGCTAAAAGGCCCGATAAACAGGGCGTTCTGCGAAATTATTTTTATTCGTCACATGGTATTATACCCCCTGTTTTGTGGAATAAGGGGGGGGGTAAAACGATAAAAAACGGCATCAATCCGCTTTTTTTTGTCCTTATTAGGGGGGTGAATGTACCCCTATTCTACTAAAAAGTGAATAAACAAATGAATAAACAATCGTTACATTTCGTTTTGCAATGAATAAACAAACGAATAAACAAACGAATAAACAATCCCATTTTTTGCCCTAAAATCACCCGTTTAAAGACCCTATAAAATGAAAAAACGGCTTCCGACCGTTCAAATACGTGTCGAAAACCGTTCAAGTGTCGTTCAATCAGCGTTTTAGCTGTTCAAACGCATCCTTATTTTGTTGCCTTAGAGCGTATAAGTTCGCCTGCCCTGATACATGCCTTTTTATTCAGTACAACGCCTCCCTTGCTCAACCCTACGCGTTCTAATGAACACTGCTTTATACCTATCTCCTCAGCCGTTAGAACGCTGTAAATCGCAGGAATAGAACCGAAATAATAGTTCTTTCGTCCCTGCATCAATTGTACGTGTATTACCTTAGTCATATTTACTTCTTTTTGCTGCAAATATACAAAATAATAATTATATACGATATTTCAATGACTTATATTTTATTCTTTGCGACAAAATAAAAGGCAGGAAGCAACTGCTTCTGCCATACTTCAAACATTCTCAAATCACCCGACAAAGCCTTTTCCTTCGCCTGTGCCACCCTCTATCGCCTTCATGTTATAAATTACCCGTCTTCAATCAAAACGCCGTCTCATGTAGCCCTATTTTTTACCCATGTAACATTTATGCTTCAAACACTGTTCAAATAATCCCCTAAATGTAACACGAATGTAACGCAATGTAACATTTCGTTTTGCAAGTCGCCTTTGTCTAATTCCGTCATAACTATTTGAATATCAACGTTTATACTCGTTTTCTATCATCTTCCATTTTGTTACATTTCGTTTTATGCCCCTTACATGGGTGCACTTTGGGCCAAGGAAGCATGGGGACACTATTGGAGTTGGGACCCCAAAGAGACATGGGCTGCCATCACATG